CGGAGTCCTGCCACTGTATGCTATCTAGAACATGCTCCCGGCCCCGGTGAAAATTCAGGGTGTTTACCAGCCTCGGCACTCCGGTTTTAGTAGTCACCCACTGGGCATACGCCCGAGCAAAAAGCTCATCAGCTAACAAAAGATAGATTTGGGT